AGCCGTCACGGCGGCGTGCTTTTGACCCGAAACCACCGTTCCCAGCGGCTTTTCCAAGTCAAGCGCGCGGGGTGCTTGACCATCTCGTTCCCCGTATCCTGTTTGCACCAGTGTGGCAGCAGCAAGGCCGTATCTGTTTGATGCATCTACAGTCTGCAATGGGTCTGTTACTTTCTGGCCTCGGTGTTCCCCATCCCCCTGCTCGCTGTGATACTGTATCAGCGTGGGGCAGGCCACAAAGTGGCGATTTCCTGTCGTTACTGTGTGAACAGGCTCCTGAGGAGAGCTCCCCACGTTATTATCGTTGTTGCACATGATGTACGGCGTCACCACTCCGAAGCCGTGTTTGGATGTAATGGCCGGCAGCGGATCAGTGACTTCTTGCCCCCGGAATCCCTCTCCCCCGTGGTTTACCTGGACAATAAACGGCTCCGGGTTGTCTATCACAAATTTTTGAATACCTCTTGCAATTCGTCGCAGGGTGTTCTCCGCAAGGGGCTTTTTCCGTTCAAAAATAGATGGGCATTCCTGTGTCCAGTCGATTATCTCAGAGGCTGTGTGCCACGGCAGCAGCTTCCCGCTTTTGACTGCCTCACTGTGAGGGTTCCCGTGTGTCGGCTCCGGCCAGACGATAGGCTTCCCATCCCTGCGGGCCAACAGGAAGAACCGCTTTCTCGTGGTAGGCGCTCCATAATCGCAGGCCGTCAGCTCTTTCCACTCCACAACATACCCAAGCGCTCGAAGCTCACGCACGAACCGTCGGAACGTTTCACCGGCCCTTCGCTTATCTGGCACAAGCTGTTGCTCGTGGTATGGCACGATCTCGCCGCGTGCGGCCACAGAGCCGTCCTTTTTGATAACCATGCCCGTCTTTTTATCTCGCGCCGCAATCAGAGGTCCCCAAGTAGTGAACTCCATGACGTTCTCCATGCTGATGATGCGCGGCCGCACAGTCCCGGCCCACTTGATAACAACCCATGCAAGTCCACGGATTTTCTTGCTCACCGGCTTTGCACCTTTAGCTCGGCTAAAGTGCTTGCAGTCGGGTGAAAAATGCGCCCATCCAACAGGCCTGCCAGCGCAGGCTTCTTTAGGGTCTACCTCCCAAATGTTTTCGTTGTAGTGCTTTGTGTAAGGGTGGTTCTTCTTGTGCAGCGCAATCGCGGAGGCGTCGTGGTTGATGCCAATGTCTACCGGCTTACCGATGGCCAGTTCAAATCCTGTGCTCCATCCACCGCCGCCGCAAAACCCGTCCACCGTAATCTCGTCCGTGAGCGACAGCTGCGCACGCTCCAGATGTGACTTCATTTCTTCCCCTTCTTCCTGCTCTTGCTCCTATCCTTGCCAGCCTTTGCGTGCAGGCTGACAGAGCGCTGTTTGAGGCGGTATGCGCCGCCGGTCTTTCGCTTGTTTGACTTATTCATCATGCGCCCTCCAGATTGAACAGCGTGCGGTCTTCGGACAGCATTTCCATCTTCGCCCGCTCATAGAATCGCCGGTCAATCTCAAAACCATAAGCACTTCTGCCGGTGTCTCTGGCCGCTCGCAACGTAGAACCACTACCGCAACATGGGTCTATGACTACATCTCCCGGGTCTGTGAAAATCTCGATCAGTCGTGTGAGCACCTTCACGGGTTTCTGCGTGGGGTGGATTTTGGGAACGTCTTTCCCGTCGCGTTCCCATGCAAACCAGTCAAAAACCATTTTCCCGGTGCCCCTGATTGGCTTTCCTGTTTCCGGGTCAATCTCGCGCCCGTTGTTAAACTTCGGCAGTTTGTCGCGGTACAGCACCACCGCAAATTCAGTCGCTCCCACAATGCGCATATTTGCCTTGAGCGCCTGTGCTGAATAGTTTTTCACAAAGAACAGTGGGTAGTGGTGGTTAAACCCATATCGCTTTCCGTACTCAACCACAGTCTGGATTTGGTCAAATGCGCAGAACACGATCATGGCAGGAGCCTTCCCGCGCTCTTTCGGTTCCTTGACAAGCAGCTTTGAACAGAAATGCATGTACTCTGCAATCTTAAACCGCCCGTCAGAATTAAAAAACGCCTTCTTCGCAAACCGGCTCTCGCCGTTCTTGTTGTCGCCGCACTTGTACCACATAGGGTTGCTACCGTAAGCGTCCGCGCCGATGTTGTACGGAATATCTGCAATCACCAGCTGTGCCTTAGGTATTCCGTAGCGCTTGTAGTTCTGAAAGTTGTCGTTGTAGATTTCGCACTTCACAGCCTGCACACCCCCTTGGGCCATACACAAGGGCGGTCGCCGCAGCGCCAGGGGCAACCCTGGCATTCTCGGTTTTCTTCCCTGTGCGATTTCAAGTACAGCGCAATGGCGTGAAGCACGTCCTGCGTGGTGATTCTGCATTGCGTTGAAATCTGCTCAACCGGAATTTTGCGGTTCAGGTATAGCCGCGCCGCCCGGATTTGCACAAGTTCCATTACAGTCTCCCTTCCACCATGGCGCGCCACTTGCCATACGACAATGCGGTTCCGTGCCTCTCGTTGTAGGCTTCGATTTCCGCCACATCGTCGTCAAGATTTTCTCGCTCCTCTTTGGGCTTGTGGCGCTCACGGTATGCTTTATCGGCCTTTGCCTGCGATATGCGATTTTGGATTTTCCCGCATGCCGCGCAGTACGGTGAGTTGGTTTGTGCTGGCGCGTCCCAGCAAATTGTGCAGTATCTCATTCGCTCACTCCCTCAAGCAGCACTTCGGCGCGGTATACCCCCCCCTGCGGAAGCATTTGCAGGATAGTTTCGATGGGGAACGTGCCGTTGATTTCGAGCCGCACCGCCGGCTTCGGGCGGATAACACTCGCCGCTTCCGGCTCTCCACTCGTCTTCTTCGTTTCGCCCAGAAGCCACGGAAGCGGGCATCCGAACGCCTGCGCATACTTCGCAAGGATTTTCTTACTAAGTTTTTCGGCGCTGCTGAACTGCTGATAAACAGCTCCGCGTGTGCACCCGATTTTCTGCGCAATTTCGGCACCATCAAGACCGTTGGTGATATACTTGAGCCGGTCATACACTCTCGGCAGAGAAGGCCACGTCACAACATCGCCGTTCGGCCCGCTCATTCGCCACGCCGGTTTGCTTGCGCCCCGGTGCGCACTCTGGGCAATCATGTTCTTCTCTTTCTGCCCTTCGATGTATTCAGCACGTTCTTCCATCGTCTACCTCCCAAAATCTTTGTTTTGCGCCCTCAAAGTTGAACTTTAGGTCACCCACAAGGCCGTCCTTGTTTTTACCAATGCGGACAACATACTCCCCGGTATCCCGGTCTGCGTAGTGCAGGAGCATGATGCAATCGCCGTCTTGCTCTACCTGGCCACTTTCACGCAGGTCTGAAACGTTCGGAACACTTCCCTCTCCGGCACGGTTGAGCTGCGACAGCACCACAAACAGCATCTTGGTTTCCTGCGCCGCCGCGTGGATGTCCTGTGAGATTTGGGTCACAATCTCATACCGGCTGTTGCCTTTTCCTCTAACAAGCCCCAGATAGTCAATCATGCACACATCCGCTTTTCGGCGGACAGCATCCGCCCGAATCCATTGAACCGACCGGCCGCTTGCCTCTACCACATCGAACGGAAGCTTTCCGAATTTGTCCGGGTCAAGCACAAATTCGCCCTGGTCTCCCTCGTAAACCTTGTGTTCCTTTACCGTCTGAAAGTCCAGCCCGTAAAAACAGGTGATCGCCCGGTCCATGATCTTCTGCGCGGACGTTTCCAGCGAGTAGTACACCACCCGTTTCCCGGCCTTCGCCATATTCAGCGCAAGCTGGATGGAAAATGCGGTCTTGCCAGCCGACGGTCGAGCGCCTATAATAACCATGTCACCCGGAGAAAACGCTGTGTATCTGTCCATGCGGCTGAACCCTGTCTTTATGTAGTTCGGCGCGCCGGAACACTGCCGTTTGATAAATCCGATGATGCCTTGCGCGCTGCCTTCGCTGATAACGCCCCTGCGGCCCGCCAGAGCCGCGTTCAGGGCGTTGGCAATATCCGAGGCCTCGTCCATCGTTAAATCGCCTGTGGCGAGTTTTAGGCCAAATTCCTGCGCCCTGGAGATCATCGCCCTCTCGCGCACCGCTTTGCAGTACACCGGCCAGTTGCTATAAGCGATGGGGGCCTCTGCGCAGGCAACCGCCAGTTCCTTCTCTGCCGGGGGCAGGCTGGACACCACGACGGCATCCAGCTTGCCAAGCTTATTCCACAGAGCGCCCAGCTTCCCGTACAGGTCCGCAAGCTGCTGGTTAGTGAAGTCTTCCTCTGATACCTCCGACAGGATTTGCCCCTGCGATTCGGTAACCATAATGAGGCAGCCGATAACGGCCATTTCTGTTGCGTTCATATCTTTCACGGCAGATAATGCACCTCCCTGCCCTTGTCAACGTTGCTTTCCTTCTTGTCCCGGTTTTCCCATGTACGGATAGCAGCTTTCCAGTCCTTCATTTTGTTCTTCCCGACCATCCATCCCTTGGAGGCGTAGAAGTCGATGAACTGTTGAGGGCTCACGCTGTTGTGTCGGCTCATACAGTAAGCCTCGACCTCTTGGAGCGTGGGCGGTGTGAACCGCCCCTCTCTATTATCTGGTTTACTATCTGTACATATATAAGATGTGCCCTTTTGGGCACTTCTGATGTGCCCGTTCGGGCTCGTCGAAGTATCCCTTTTCGGCACGGAATATCGCTCGTATATTTCATCCGATAATGCGTACCATTGGGTGTGGTCGAACCTGTTGTCGTTGAATGTCCCGACAATCAGAACGCCACAGTCTCGGAGCTTGTCGATAATGCGGCGGACCTGCTTTTTGGTCCAGAACGGGAACATGTCGGTGAACGCCTGCATGCTGTTGTATGTCCAGCTTTTGCCGTCGTAGAAGTGCCTCCCGTTCGCCTCGTTCTTGCGAATCCACCAATACAGGTTATGGATGAAAACTGCCTCGTCCACCCCGTACTCTGCCGCGATCTCGCCGTTAAATGAGTAGTCCATTGTGACCTCCTTAGAACGGCAAGTCCTCTTCGCCCTCGTCGATCACTGCGAAGTCGTCGTTCTTCTTCTCTTCGTAGTGCGGAGACCCGCCGCCCTGGGCGTCGCCGTCCTTCTTCTCACCGGCAAAATGCACGTTGTCGGCCACGATCTCAAACGCCTTGCGGTTGTTCCCGTTCTTGTCCTGATAGGTCCGCGTCTGGATGCTGCCGTTCAGCGCGATCATGGAGCCTTTATGGAAATACTTGCAGACAAACTCGGCGGTGTTGCGCCAGCACACGATGTCGATGAAATCAGCCTGCCGGTCCTCTCCCTGCTTCACAAAGCTGCGGTCCACCGCAACGGTGAAGGTCGCAACACTCACCCCCTGCGGGGTCTTGCGCATTTCCGGGTCTCTCGTCAAACGGCCCATGAGGGCCACGATATTCAGTGCCATTTCAGTCCTCCAAATAGTTCTTGCCAAACTCCCGGATGAAGTCCTCGGTGCTCCATCCGTATGCCTCCATTGCTCTGCGCTGGGCATCCTGTTTCAGCCGCAGCGCGGTGGAGGCGTTGTTGTGTGCGGCCAGCGGGCCGAAGATGTGACACTCGTGGTGGCAAAGCAGCACCCACAGGCCCAAGCGCTTTGATTTCTCCCTGCATGGGCCGCCGAAAATCTCGTGCCGGTCAAGCTTGTCCAGGGCGCCGTTCGCGCCGCACAGGTAGCAGAACGGCTCAAAAATCGTGTCCTGCATTATGCTGGGGGCATAGCCGTTCTTATCCATCGCCGCCCCCAATCTTCACGGGTTGGTGCTGGTCTACCAGGGCGGCCAGCTTGTCGGGCGGAAGTGTCTCAATGCCCACCGCCTTGCAGTCCTGTACGAGATTGTCTATCAGCCGCGCCATGCGTTTTGTGTTGTAAACGCTGGAGCCGTAGTAGGCCCGAATCACCACAAGCCCGTCCGGCGTGTAGTCCACCTGTTCGGTGGGCCAGCCTGTCCCGAAAGCATGCCACATGGTGCAAAACGTGGGCACCTCTTACTGCCGGATATGAAAGTCCCTGTACATCCCGGCCTCACGAATCGCGTCTATGTAGATTTCCTCTTTCGTCGTGAGCGCATCTTCTTTGCTCCTCTCTGCTGCCAACTTTTCGCAGAGGACCCATAAATAAGCGTTTGCCGTGAGGCTCCGCAGCTTCTTTTTCTCCTTGACCTCAAGGACAAAGCTCTTTTCCTGCGGAAGAGACTTCACAAACCGTATCAGACGCGGAAGTACAAGCTCAAAATCTTTCGGAACAAACTGAATTTGCTCCACTCTGAAAACCCCTCCTTTGTGGGCGTTTCACGCCTGCGCAGGCAACCGGCAAGATACGCAAGGCGCGGAAGATACTCACACCGCAAGAACTCGTTGTCGCGGTCTATCGGCCACGTGGCAATGCGACCCTCGTCAATGGGCAGAAAAAAGTTTTCGTACTCCGCATCGGTAAGCTGATACGAAACAATCCTGCACTGCTTTCTGGTTGCAAACATTTCCACTTGACACTGCTGCCAGTATGCTTTTGACACCTTGAAATCGCCCTTATGTGTCTTGACCTCCGTTATTGTCTCGCGATCCTCTCCATCCAGATTCACCCGAAGCCGAAGGGCGTAAATCTTAATCTGCCGGTCCATCTTTTTGATTCCTATAGCAGAAAGAATTTTGTGCTCATATGCCGTCCCGGCTTGCATTGCGTCTGTCTTGATACGGTTGGTTCTGATTCCCAGCTTTTCAAGCCACCAGAGCCGAAAAGTGAGCGTATCCCAGTTTCCCATGATGCGGGCCGTGTCGCTTGCGCCAAACCATCCGGCCCGGTTCTCGTCGCGGATCATGCTCTTCGCAGCCGATCTTCAATAGCGGCCACGTTTTGGAACGACTTCATGTAGACTTCAAACTGTTTCCTGGTAATACCCATTGCGGAAATGATTTCATCCTCGCTTCTTCCGCCCTTAATTTTCTGCGTCATAAGCCGATCAAAGCGCTCCTTGATCTTATGGATGTCGTGGCCTTCCAGCTCGTCGCTGGCATTCTGGTCAGGATCATCGCCGGTGAGCATCTTGTATGCCTTCATCAAGGCGTATTTGTCGGAATAGGTCATAGCCTTTCCGGGCGCCTTGTCCAGGCTATCCACGCCGTCGCCATACGCCACCGTTTCGATGAAATCAGAAGTATTGTCAAGATTCACAAACCTGATTTTCACCTTGAGGCGGACAATGGGTGTGCGGGTAATGTCCGTTGTTACGGTGTTCCTGTTCTTGTCCTCATACCGGCGCTCTTTCACAAGCTCGCTTTGATAGACGATTTCGCGATCAACCGGGAAAGACACCACTCGGTATTTTGCCTCGAGGGCTTTTACAGGACGAAGCACATCTGCCTCAACAGCGGCCTTGTATCTTGCGCTGCCACTACCGACTTCCGTGCTCTTGTCGATTGCCTTCAGCTCGGATGAAATAGCGGAAACGCGCTCCCAAATGTTCATTTCCTTGCTGTATTCCATTCAACCCTCCTTTAATGCGTAGATCACTACTTTGCGCCCTGAAATGGGGTCACATACGGTCCCGGCCTCTACCACTCGGCCCTCTTGCACAAGCTCGGTAATGCGCGGCCGCACAGAATTGAGGTCGCTGTACCCAAGCACCTGCATAACGCACCGTGCGGTCATGGGCCCAGCCTGCAACGCCACAAGGATTTTGGCCTTGCGGGTGAACTTATCGACCTTTGCGTGGCTCTCGCGGCGAGTAAGGGTAGAAATCATTCCCATTATTCAGCCTCCACAACTAATACGGGGTCTTTGATAAGTTCGATGTGGACAGTAACATCCGCCCGCCCGTAGTATTCTTCCTTCTCGCCATCTGCTGTGCCCTCATTTTCGGCGAGAGCGTTGTAAATCAATTCCTCAAGAGAAACGCTCGAAGCATTACTCCCGATCGCCATAAGGTACATTCCGTATTTGTGAATCGAAACATCACCGATAAAAGAAATGTCAAGTTTCCTTTTCATTGTGTAACCTCCACAAACTCTCCATTTTTGACGGTATACCAGGTGTCCGCCTTGATTTCCTTGCCGTCAACGATTGCGGCAGCCACGCGGATGTTTTTGCCGTAATCATCCAATTCGGATGCCACAATGACGGCCCCCATGCCACCCTTTACTTTGCCTCCACGGCAACACGCCAAACCCTGTTCACCGGCGGCGGCACTGCCCCAGTTACCGGCGGCGGCACTGCCCTTGTAACCGGCGGCGGCACTGCCCCGGTTACCGGCGGCGGCACTGCCCCAGTTACCGGCGGCGGCACTGCCCCAGTTACCGGCGGCGGCACTGCCCTGTTCACCGGCGGCGGCACTGCCCCAGTTACCGGCGGCGGCACTGCCCTGTTCACCGGCGGCGGCACTGCCCTGTTCACCGGCGGCGGCACTGCCCCAGTTACCGGCGGCGGCACTGCCCCAGTTACCGGCGGCGGCACTGCCCTGTTCACCGGCGGCGGCACTGCCCC